GGCACTAATACAATCTTTGTATCAGGACTTATACGCTCATCGTTTAGCGTTGTAGTTGTCGCATTACCAGTTGCCAGCGTAACCGTACCCGTATTGTTCGTCTTGCCGTTCATAATCTGACGGACAATCTCGGCTACTCCCCTTGGGTCTTGACCAAAGTTCGGTAAGGTACGAAACATTATCGAGTGCCTTGTGGTGCTAGTTCTACATCTACGGCTAATGCTGATGTCCAGCTACCTGTAGGAGTAACTCTAACACGGTGATACCGACCAGCAGATCGTAGCCCAACCCTGCCTTCAGCGTCTGCGGCAACATTTGTGCTAAATGTAATGGTGTTGTTTAGGTTGATTCGTGAGGCAATGCCTACCGTTGCAGAGCCATTATCTACTAATGGTTTAGCTAAAGTGGCTACAGACTGCGCCCCTTGTAAGCCAATATCGCCAGAGATAATTGTCGCTGCTTTAGCTGCGCCAGTAAATGTAACAATCTTGGCATCTCGGACTCCAGCAAACAGCAGAGCGCCACCAGCCCATGTTCTATCATCTAAGGATGCTGGTAAAGAATCAAGCGACCCAAAGATGTCTAAACCTTCTAATGTAGAGCTAGGCGTATATACGCTGTTAATGTAATCTACATCCAAATCAGCATAACTCCAGCGATTTAACTGCCAGTTGTAAATAAGCTGTCGTGGTTGATTTGATTGATTTACATAGTTCCAAATAACCAAATTCTTAACTGGGTCAATGGCAGCCGACATTAGATTTAATTTTGATAACTCTACATCATTAAAAAAGAAACGATCTACTTTTTCTGTGCCAATGGCTTGTACCTTTTCGCCATCGCACATATAAAAACCATCATCTGACAAGAAGAAGGTTTGTGCGCCGTATTGGGTAATACTGTTAGATGTTAAGCACCCAATGTTTCTGGCAATATTGTCAAACTGGAAGAAGAATGGTGATCCAATGTACGACATACGAACTATGGAGCGCTCAGTTAAAACAAGCCCAAATTCGCCACCAGTCATGCCAATAATGTCACCGCCATCGGCTAAGTCTTGAAAGTCTGATTGACTTCCTGTGCCTGGAGTCCAGTCAGTTTCATCGTTAATATCCGACCAGTAAACACGGTTAGGATAGGATGCAGTTCTAGCAGCCACTACAAAGTCCCGAACTACCGTTACATGGTAAGCAGTTGGCGCTGCTGCTGCCACATCTGCAAACGCAGTAGATGTACCTAGTGTCCATGCTTGTAGCTTTGCTTGACCATTGGCAGCAACAACAACACTACCAAATTGAGCAAATCTCCAGCGCTCACCTGTAGGGGTTGTATACCCACCAGCCTTAGATACATTATCTAAATCATTATCGGCTTGTGCGTACTGAAATAGTTTAGTAGCGCCACCAGCAAACAAAGCCGTACTTGCGCCCGATTTACCAGCATATACAGCGTTTAAGTTTTCTGATGCTGCGTCTGAAAAGTCAGCCACATCCGCTAAAGGTCCGTATCCGTTAGCCAATGGAAATGTATTGGTAACAGAAGTCATTGTGCCTGTTACTCCAGGTTGATCTGGAGTCCATTCACCAAAGTTTATCCTCGTAATTGCCATTGCTCATTTCCCGATGATTGTTCTGTCCAAGTATTATCGCCAATATTAACTGGTGTCCAGTTATCTGACCCAGGGTTTTGCGTAGTCCAAGTGTTAGAGCCAGCTTCTTGAGGTGTCCATGTATTATCTTCTGCTGGATCAACTGTCCATTCCTCGCCAAACTTAAAGCCTATAGCTGTAATATTAGCTGCGCCATTAATCTCTACATAAGCCCCAGCAATTAAGTTACCTTGCGCTGCAACATTACCATTAGCATTTATCTCTACAAAGCCTTGAACTGTTAAGCCGCCAAGAGCCTCTAATGATGCCGAGCCGTTTACTTGTGCATTAGCTAAAGCAACCCGTGTAGAATCGCTTTGAACGCTTGCTGTGGCGTTTATTGCGCCATCTGCATACCTAACCCTAGTAGAGTCGCTAGAAAGGCTTGCAGAGCCGTTTATAGCCCCTTCTGCGCTTCTAATTGCAAATCCATTTGTAGCTACATTAGCACTACAAGTAATTTCAGCAAATCCATTGCGTAATGTAATTGCATTACCATCAACGGTTGCATTACCTGTTATTTCAGCGTTTGCATTTTGTATTAAGCTACCTAATGCGTTTACTGCTGCTGCGCCGTTTATCTCAGCGTTTGCGTTAGCTAACCGCACACCATTACTAGTAACGCTTGCGTTACCATTAACTTCAGCTTGTCCACCTAATACTCTTAATGGGTCTGCTGTTATTTGTGCGCTTGCAGTAATAGATGCGTCTGCTGTATAGCCACAAATAATGTTTTCACTTGGCGGTACAGTTATATAGTAACCGCATACTTTGTCTTGATAAAAGACATTATCTAAAGAATAAGGTATTTTTTCTAATGAGCCATATTTATCTAATTCTTCAAGATTTAAAGATAATATTCCAACTGCTGAAAAAGCATCGTTTCCAATTTCACTTGCAGATAAAGAGCCTCGCACATTATATACTGCGCCAGTAGCAGCAAATACATCCGATCCTGTTTCTGTAGCATTTAAATCACCTGCTGATGGCAAAGGTGTTTCACGGATACGAACTAAAGCCAGTGGACCACGAACATTGGTTCTTGTGCCGCCTACTGTAACTGTAACTGTAGGTGCTGTACTGCTTGTCCCTGCTGTTACTAAAGCCCTTGCACTAAATCCACCAATATCGTTACCTGCTGCGCTATCAGGCTCATTTATCTCTACAGCAGTAGCAAATGTAGCTCCTGATGCTGTAATAGAGTGTGCTGAGAACTGTGCTGGGGTTGATACATCGGTTGGAATACACATTGCCCAAATAGCAAGGTCACCCGATTTAAATGCTGTTGCTGTTGCGCCATCTGTCAGCGCAATACTCATTGAAGTTCCAGGCGCTGATGTTTGCTGCCCGTCTGCTGTACCATACGACAGCGTACCACCACCTGTAGGTACTCTTACAATAAATGCCCAGCTAACATCATTAGTGCCTAGCGTTACCGACAGCGTTCCTGATTGATTAGCTACAGGCGCATCCCAAGAGTAAATCCTAAGATTGGTGTTGCCTGTGTCTATACCTAGCGTAGTGCTATACCCACCTGCGCCTGTTAATTCTTCTCTTAGTGTCCAGCCGCTAGGGGTTGTAACTGTTCCATTGTTTGCTGTGCTTGGCTTTTGACCTACAAACAACAATACTGCATCAGTAGTTAATATTCCCGAAGGGTATCCTGGGGATACAGTTGTAGCGCCAGCCGTAGAATACGCTACTGGTGCTGCGACTAATGTGCCGAGTGCCATCGCTTGCTTTTCTTAGCTTAAGCGTGTGTAATTGTTGCGCTGTTAATGGTTACTGTTTGTCCAACAGCAATGCTTGTAATGTCTAAGTTAATATCTGACCCACTTGTTCCTACAGTAAGTCCAGTAACAATGTCAGTCCCACCAGTTGCTGTACGAATACGAGCAGCAGCAGCAGTACCAGCATTAGCAGCAGAAGTGTCTGATTTTGGAAAGCCTGAAAAAGTTAAAACGCCACCTGAAGATGTGCCAGCAGTACTATTTAAATTAATAGTAGCAAGCACAGAAGCCATACTAGCTGTGCCAATCTCCAAGACTCCTGTTGCGCCAATGGCTGTTACTACAGCATCTAAACGAGCATTTTTTACTGCTGTTGTATATGTTACAGCCATTTGTATCCCCTAATTAGTCAAGTGTGCAGGTAAGAGCGCCAGCAGTAATCTTAAACTGATCGCCTGTACCGATAGCCTTAGACGAGTTTAAAATCGTATGGAATAACAAGTTGCCAGTCGTAACTGCGTCATGCAGACCGATGTGGCTAATTGTTCCCCAGTTGTTTGTAGCTTGGCTAAATGTTACATCTGCGCTATTGGTAACTACACCGTTTGATGGAGCATTGAACGATACAGCGATACGAGCATAAGAGCCGCCAGTACACTCTGTGCCACTACCAGCATCGGTAGGATCAGAAGTAAACAAGCCTACATAACAAGTTGTAGGGCTGGTATAGGTAGTGTTGCGGAGAACTGCGTTTAAGAGTGCGTTCTCTAGGTAATT